TCTGCTCTATATGTACCATATCTCCATTTAGTATCTATAGCAGAACTTGTTATTTTTAAAGATGCTTGTCTACCACGTGCACGTGTATCTATTTTTGTTGTTGTAGGTGACACTGTGAAAGGACCATTGGTTGTGGCCGTGGAGCTCGGATATAGTTTAAAGTTTAATTCTACATCTACATCGCCTAATTGATCTTTAAAATCAGGTATAAATCTTTTTATAGACATTAATCTTTCTCCTGCTTCTGGTATTACAAAATCACCAGATGTAATTGATGATGATAATGCTACACCATCTGCGTTGTTACCATTTTCATGACTATAAAGAAAACTTCTACCTGCAGTTAAACCTGTTATTGTGCTTATTGTTGATACTGTGCTATTGTTTTCAAATTCTATGGCTTGCGGAAAAGCATATACTCCTTTGTCAAACCATGAAGATCTAGCAAGAGTACCAACATACCATACGTTTTCTAAATAATTATAAGTCACTGATCTATTTATTACATTTGATCCACTAGAACAATAAAACCATGTAACTTCATTAAACTCTGTATTTAGACCAGCAAATGTGTCTTTTTGTGATGCTTCATCAATATCATTAAATACAAAATCTTCTACACTACATGGTAATTTTTGCACAGAACCATCAAATGTATAAAAAGAATCATTACCCATCCAAAATGATCTACCGTTAGATTCTATAGCTGCATGTTGTCCTACACATCCACAAGCAGAACCTAGCTGTTGAAAACCAAATACAAATGGTGCACCAATTAACTGCATTTGATACAATGCAGTATCTGACCATACAAGAACAGCACCACGTGAACGTTTTGCTGTTACAAGTTTTGATCCATCTGTTAATCTTTGTGACCCAGCTGTGTTTGTAGCAGTCGGTGTCCATTGCGCTGGATCTTCTTGGTCTGACCAACGAAGAAACATATCATCACGAGTTGACGGTGTACCTATGGTTGTTTCTGTGCCAAAACAAATGACGTGTCTATCTGTACCAGAAACTAATACAAATCTACTAGATGTAGGTGCTCCAGAAACTTGTGTTCTGTTTGCACGTTGCACAGTTGATGTGCTTGCAGATGTGTCCCAATAATATAAACTTCCATTAAGTTGTTGTGCTAATACGTCTTCACCCCAAGCATCTAAAGACCATTTACCAGAATCGAGTTGTACAGAGTTAGGTGATGCAAGACCAGCACGTGTAGTATTCCAAGTTGATAATCCCCACGTGCCTGCACCCCATCCATAACCTTGAATAGAAAAAGCAGGATTTGTGTTTATTTGATATTCTGCTGTACCTGTTCTACCACTAGCACCAGTACCAGTAGCTGCCGCTTTAGCAGTAATAACATAATTGTTTGTATCTGTTACAGATTGTATTTCAAATTCGCCTTCTAAATTACTAGCTGTAATACCATTAGCTGTACCGGATACACTAGATATAGTGACAAAATCACCTTCTATTGCACCATGTGTAGCATCTGTAACTGTAACTGTTGTAGATCCTGAGGTAGTAGTAAATTCTGTAATAGACGCACCACTTACACGTATTGGAGTAATGTCATGAAAAGCTTGATTTTGATACACATACAATTTTTTGTTTGTGCCTGTCATAAGATATTGATCACCATCAAGAGAAAACCAATTTAATATTCCTCTTGCTGCTCCTACAAGTGCTTCTGCAGTTGTCTTTGCCCAACCACCTATTTTTTCTGGTAGTCCGTATCTAAAACGAACATTGTCGCAATCTATCCAACGACCCTCTGCACCAGTTTCTGTATTTTGTTTGTCTATACCTGGCGATACCTGAATTTTTATAAGTGCCATTTAAGCTCCTATATCGCGTTATCGTAAATTCTTATCCAACGTTCTGTACCATTCACCCTTATTCTTATAGCTCCAACTTTGTTACTAGCTTCAGCTGTAGATGAAGATATACTTTTAGATGCATCAGTTGCTGATGTGCCTACATAGTTTGTAAATGCGTAATCTTGATCTAATTGTTCTAATTCTATAACAGGTTGCGCACCTGTAGCAGAAGCTTGTCTTACATGTAATTTACCGTTTGGTGCTGCAATACCCATGCCAACACGATCTGTGCTACCATCTGTTATAATTAAATTTTGATCTGTATCGCCTTCAAATCTAGCATCTACTGCTGCGCCTGATTGGTTAAATGTAAAAGCACCTCCATCAAATGACACATCACCTGTAACAGTAAGTGTACCTGATAATGCCATGTTAGCTAAATTTTCTGGTATTTGAAATGCTGATGTACCGTCAGTGTAAATTAAATGTATTGCACCAGATGTAAGTGTTACAGCTGTGCCACCTGATGGTCCAAATGTTAAAGCATGTCCAGCTCTTGTTGTGGCATCTTTTATTATGTACCAGTTAGGATTTGCTTCACATGTAAGTGCAGTAGAACCTGAAAGTGTGCCTGTTAAATTAAGAACTGCTCTACTTTGTTGGTCACCTGTGCCACCACTAGCAACAGTTAATGCTTGTGATGTACCTGTAATAGAAACATTTGCATATCCTTTAATTGCATTTTCTATTTTTTCTAAATTATCGTTTGTTTTAGATCCCCATGTACCAGCGTTTGCACCAGTGGTTTGGAGGTCTAAATTTAATATTGTCGAATCAGCCATATTATCTCCTTATCCTGTTGGAACGACAGTCCATGTGTTTGCACTGGAATCGTCTACACCATTCCAGATTGTTAGTTTTGGATCTCCTACTTGTGCAGCTATACTTACACCATCTGGTATTACCAACGCAGAACCTGAAACGGTTACTGTGCCTAAACCAAATGTTGCCTGCACACCAGCAGGAAAATATCTTGACTCTAATGTAACACTTCCTACAGCAAATGTCGAGGACACTCCTGTTGGTGCAACTAGAGCAGAACCTGATACGTTAGGATCTCCTACAGCAAAAGTAGAAACAACACCTGTAGGTTCTACAAGAGCAGAACCGCTTACAGTCACTGTACCAAGAGATGATGTAATTTGTAAACCTGTTGGTTGTACTAATACACCAGCTGTTACCACAACATCTCCAAGTGACATTGTTGCACCCACACCTGTAGGTGATACTATAATTTCAGTTACAACGGTTACAGTGCCAACGTTAGCAGAAAAAGATATGCCAGTTGGTTCTACTAATACACCAGCTATTACCGTTACGGTGCCAAGGCTACCTGTTAATTGTTGTCCAGTTACCGATACTACGGCATTTTGATCGACGTCCTCGGAAAAGGCACGCTCACCGAATGATGCAGCGCCAAAAGTCATTACGTATTAGCCGCGTCCCATGCGTCTTGCAGTTCCTTTAATTTTGCATTGACTGCAGACTCTGTTGGTAATTCTGTTACTGGATTGTCTACAAGATTACCATTAATGCCTACTTTTTCTGTAAGTTTTAAATTAGCATAAATTTTGTTTTTACTATCTGTCCATGTAAACCATTGATTGCTGTGCATTCTAATTAAAGCATCTTCTATATGGTCTGGTCTGCCATCGTCTCTCATATTATGTATCTCCTAAACGAATAAAACTAAAATGTGTTCTGTTAAATGAACTTTCTCCTGCCGTTGAAACTCCATTTACACTTACACTTGAACTAAATCTAACTTTTACATTAGATGTATCAGTTACATCTATTATAACTTGGTTAGAACAATTATTATATGTATAATTACTTTCTGCTATTGCAAAACCAGCACTTGTTTTAGCAGCTTCGCTATAACTAGAATTGTTTGTTGTAACTTCAATAATTATTTGATTATATCTTGAAGCTCCATCATGAAAAAATTCGCCACGTGCTGTTACTAAATACATACCAGTTGAAGGAAAAGTAAATATACCAGAAGATTGAGTCATAGAACTTCCAATCGAACCAGCACTATCAGTATCTTGTGCTTCTAAATTTGAAGCAATAGGAGTTGCATCGCCAGTAAAACTTGATGATAACCTCCAAACTTGTGCCATAGAAATACCAGCATCAACTGCAGCACTAGCAACAGTTGTCGATCCTGTAAATTTTAAAAACTGTCCTGATGTACCAGATGCTAATCCAGTTCCGCCGTTCGCTACACCGAGTGTACCTGTAGTGTTAGTCGCTAAATTTATTGATTGATTTCCACCTAGTCTAGTTAGTGCCATTATACTCTATCCTTGTCTTTAATAAGTTTTTGTTTCCAATTTTCTTTTATTGTATCTGTGTAAGCTACTGCTATAACATCTTGTATGTCTTGATGATATTGTGTGTAGTCATTTAAAACTAAATTATTACTGTCATCTAAATAGCCTATATCTACAATATCTCTAGTTCTTGAAGTAGACACAACTTTTTCATCTTCTTTAAATACATTGTCATAAGCAACATGAACAAGTTTAAAATCGCCTACCATTTCTATTTTTGCTATTTTTGTTTCTTTAGTTAAAGCCATAATTTTTCCTATGCGTCTGTTTGATATGAAAAGCACACATGAATATAAACTCTATGTGAAGTGCTTGATACTGAAGCCTGTTCATTAAATTCAGCGTAATTACCATTACCTTTTGATTGAATTTTATTCATATGAGCAGAAGTTACATTTTCATCTAAATATAATCCTGAAGGAAATATAGCACCATTTATAGAAGGGGCTATAAAAGGCCTACCGCCAGCCATAGCTGTACCACTTCCGTCAGAAGTTGCAAAAGGAAGTCTTAATTTTACAGCACCAGTTGCTGCAAGTGTTTGACCATCAGTATCTATTAATGCTTGGCAATGAACAATTCTTCCAATTTTTGTATATTGTAAATTTCCTCTACCACTAGAGTAAGAAGTTTGTGTTGTGCTACCAATCATTAAAGCATTACTTAATTCTCCTTCTTCATAATCGTGTAAAAGATTTGTAGCAGTTGCAGAATTTACACCTAAATAAATTCCATAAGAAGCATTAGTAGCTAATAAATTACCAGAATTCTCCGACCAGTTAGTTAATCCAAAACCCGAAGCGGTCCCACTATTAGAAATTGTTGCTCCAGAAGCTACTGCTAATGTAGCTCCTGACGGGACGGTGAACGTGTCACCTGAGTCCCCAATTGTACCGGCGGTCCCTGACGCTGGTGTAATCTTATCTACTTTCAGTTCACTTGTCATTTTATGATCCTATTATTCTATAAGCACCAAAAAAAGTTAAATAACTTTCAGTGCTTATTGCTGTG